ACACACACTATATATACATGGGGGTCGCATTTAACCCCCCAAAAACTTAATCTAGACCTAAACTTTACATTTAGATTTTGTTTGTCTGTGTTGCCTGTGCATATATCTATTATGCCTGTATCTGTAGCCCTTATGAAATACTATGTACCTGTTTTGTTTCTTTCTAAGAGGGTCTAGGGGTGTCTAAATATTTCTAAAAAAAAATAAAAAACCTGTAACCTTTTACCTCCGTATTTAGTCTAAGTAATATAAACGAAACAAAGGAGAAACAATGACTAAAAAACATTTCGAGATGATTGCAAGAGTTCTAAATAATAGAGCTAGAGCAATTAATAATTCGGGCGCAAGCAATGAAGAAAAACATTACGCCTTATTTGAATTAAGAAACACTATGTATAATTTTAGTGATGAGTTCGAGGCAGCAAATCCAAGGTATGACAGCTTGAAATTCTTTGAGGCTTGCAAAGTTGAAAGATACTTAAACGATATAAAAGTAGAAATAATATCTAGCTAATAAATATAAATACTGTGTAACCCCTTCGGGGGTTATGCAGTCTAAATAATAAAGGAGATACATAAATGGAGACAATGAAAGAGAAAGAGTATGTAATGTGTGATTTCGAAATTCTTGACGGAGAAAGAGAATACGGCACTAGCTATTACTACCCAAAAGAAAGGTATGACAAATGGACTACGAAACAATTACTCGAGGAGTTTTTCTGCGAAACATTAGGAGCAGAATTTAAAGCCGAGAGCTACTGGAACGGGGAAAGGGTTGTTGGTTTAAATTGGACATATCATTTTAAAGCAGACGAAAAGCAGCTTAAATTTTTAAGCTCAATTGGAGTATGGGGAGAACAGGAATAATGAAAAGGTTGTTTCCAGGAGGCTATCCTAATTCATACGAGGTATTATATCATCTCATTGAAAGACTAGAACAAGAACTAGATAAGATAAAAGAAGAGAAGAAGAACGGAGTAAAGTGGTGGACTGATATAAGGTACAACAGATATGACGTTCAAAGATTTGTTTATAAACAACAACTTAGAGAACTAAAGTATGTGCTTAAAGAAGTGGAAAGGGCAGAAGACCT